CCGGTTGTGACTCATCCTTGATCTTTTTAATACCGGGTAGGATGTCGTCCCAATATAATCTTACATCAACTAAAGATAGCATTCTGTCCGTAAGATATCACTAAATTTACCATTAATGTAGTCCTTTGTTACTATTCAGACGGTTGCAATTTTGATTTTAATTACTCTGGATCTGGGGGTCCATAAAGTAAATTTGTAAAAGCTGCGTCTAAGTTATTGTTGTTAGCAAAAAAATCCTCAACCCAACCCCTTGCTATATCATCTGTAATATTTTCTATATCTATAAAAGAATCAGACGACGTGTCAACTGAAGATGGATTAAATGCAAGCATTTCATTTTCAAGGGTGTAATTATTTTCGCTGCCATCTGTGTCTGTGCCAGCAACATTAAACTTAATATTGTAAACAATATTCTTTCCACCAACCTCATATTGCTGATGATAAATTTCAGTGACCGTGATTACACAATTAAAAGTGTGCATATCTGTTACTGTGCTGTTCCAAGCCATAATCTACCTATGTACTAAAATGCACAAACCTAGCATCAGCCCCGCCCATGTATTGAGTGTTGCTATCTCCTTGTGCATATATAAAAATATTTAAAGTTCCTGAGCCAGTATATCTAAAAGATAAAGGAATGTTAGAGCTGTCTTTTCCTGTTGTAAGTCTACTGTCGGCTATCCAACCACCTGATAAATATTGAAGATCAGGAGTAACCAAAATAGCGTGTGAAGCACTTTCTAGAACTTTTGTGGTGTCACTAAAGGTTACACTTGTATTAACATTAAACGAACTGCTAGTGCCAAAGGTTCCATCTGAAATTAAAAAACTAATTGTTTTAATTTGACCCGCAAAACTTCCTTTATAAACCCTTATATAGCCAGTATAAAAACCAGACCCACTTCCTATTTCTGCAACGTGACGGTAGTTAAGATCATTTTCATTCCAATAACCTAATGTGGTCCCAGTTTTTTCTCCTCCAAATGATGGTAAAAACAAATTGGTTGTATTGATTTGGGTGGCAGATACCGTGTTGGTTGTTATTTTTCCCCCGTCAATCGTGGTTGTGTTGCTGTTAATATCTGCCGCAGCCTGACCTGCTTCAAGAGGTGTAATTGTTAATTTATTTGCAGCAATTGTGTTTGTGATAATGTTACCACCATGAATAGTGGTACTCCCGTTAGTAGAAAGGTCACTACCAACAATTAATCCTCCGGCAGTAATTAAACCAGCCACGTTAATTCTTGCTGTATCTATCTGATCTGAGGTTATTTTTGTTGCACTTAAGTTTGCAATTTTTGCATCATCGACAGCCAAGCTTCCAATCTTCGCATTTGTTATAGCTCCGTTTTGGATCCGTGCATTATCAATAAAAACAGTTCCCCCACTTACAATAAAGGGGGCGGTACCAGAGGACCCATTCCAAATAGCAAACTTATCTGCGGTAAATTGAACAGCCGATCCTGCTCCTGCACCAAAGGCATTTGCCTCTAGCACCATTCCAGAAACAGATCCATTTGCTTCAACCTTTAATACATAAGACGCACTTGCATCGTTCTGTAAGTTCGTAGTTGCTGTTTGTAATGTGGTAATGTTTGCACTGTTGTCTCCTGTGGTGCTTTGTAATGAGCTGATTGCAGTAGCGTTTGAGCTAATGCTGGTGCCCTGAGATGTCACTGTTGTTTGTAAAGAAGATATTGCAGTTGCATTGCTGGTTATATTTCCTTCAGCTGAAGACAAATCACTTGTTAGGCTTGTTATAGAGCTACTTATTGATGAGATGTCTCCGTCGTTTGCCGTTATCTGAGTTTGTAATCCAGAGATAGCTGAAGCATTAGTACTAATGTCACCCTCTGCTGTACTAAGATCGTTTTGTAATGTTGTAACATCTGAGGTTATGCTTGTGATATTTCCCTCAGCAGTTGTAACCCTCGTGCCTAGGCTTGATATAGCTGAAGCGTTAGTAGTGATATCGCCTTCCGCTGTGCTAAGGTCGCTTTGTAAATTTGTAATTGCGGTTGCCTGAGAGGTATTCGTACTTGTTGCTGTAATAATGTCAGACTGAGCAGAAGCCATCGCTGAAGATAAATCACTTCCTGTGAAACTAGATGTTCCAACAAGCGTTACTAAACTGGAGTCTCTTGATTTTAGCCACCCGGTGTTACCAGCATTTCTTACATAAACTTGATTATTATCATCTGTATCAATCCAAACATCGGTTGCTTGCAAGCTTGTTGCATCCTCCCTTTGTGTGGGAGCAGAAGTTGATTTAATTACTCTGGTGGTTGAATTATTTAATACCGATATATCGTTTGCTATACCACTAAACTCGTCGGCTATTAATGTTTGATATCCCGGCAAATTAGACAAGTCTTCAGAAAGTTCAGTCATTAGTGCGGCTATATCTGGTGCTGTAGATGCCTCTGTACCCGTTGTAGAGTTAAAAGGTCCTACAGTGTCTTGTATATTAACAAACCTAATCCAATAGTATCTTGTTTGATCGTTACCAACCTGATGAGAAAATACCGCTGCTGTTGTTTGACCTACAAAAACCCTATCAGCAAACGTATCTGTAGTTGCCACCCATACCTCTGCATGAGAGAAACCAAAGAATGTTGGAACGTCCCATTCAATAATTATGTTTTGAAAAGCACCGTCTGCACTTACGCCCGTTGGTGCTGGTGGAGTATCAAGAACATTTTCATCACCAAAAGTAATATCGTTTGAATTAGTCCCAACAATCTGTCCATTAGATCCAATGCGTATATCTCTCTTGGCTAATCCAGCATCAATAAGATCTCTAAATGTAACAGCACCGTCTAATGGGTCGCCAAGCTCTCCTTTTAATTGTGCAATAGATTCATTAACCTTGGTAGCAAACCTCTTACCCTCATGATCAAAATTTCTTGGAACAACAAATGTACCCTTGGTTTTTGCCATTAGGTAATCTCCTGTGGACTTTCATATACACAGACCTCATTTACTGCGTCGGTTCCTTCAAGGATGATATGAAAGGCTTTTGCTTGATAGCCTCCGGGTAATCTAAATATATTGTTGTTAGTAACGGTCTGTGTATGTTTAAGCGATCCGTCTGCATAAAGCTTAAACGTAAGGCTGTTATAAGAGTCAGCACTTACTTTCGCTACACCCGGTGATATTGGGCGGTTTGTGTAAAATTCTTTTGATTTCCATGTGTAGGATCTTTTGCTTGTAGATCTTGCAAATTTTTTAAGAGTGCCCCCAACAACCAAATAAAGTTCATCGTTTTCTCTGTCATTAAATCCAGCATGAGCATAGAAATCTAAGTTAACAAAAGCATTCTTTCCACCCCTTGGATCAAAGATAAATCCTTTCTTGGTATTTGAGTTTGATCCATCCCAAGTAAACCCAATATATTTTGCCTCATACTCATAGCCCTCTATGTTAGAAGGATAATAATCTTGCCATTGATCTCTTGTAAAAATTTGCTCGGTTACAAGATTTATTCCTGAGTTTGAAGCTAACACCAATCCGTCTGGAGAAGAGTAAATAGCATATTCTCCCATATCTACAAGCGATCTTTTGTTTGCGTTAGGTAGGTTTGCGTCTATCTCAACCATAGCCATGGCACTTGGGTCTGTCCCCGAGACTAACAATGGCTTGGCTTTTGTGGTTACCAATAAGCCAGAAGCAATAGAGGCTATTCCAACTATGTCGTCCTTTGTGGTTATTTGGTTAGATAGCGGATATGAGTGCGGCAAAAAAGCCTCGCTAAATAAAAGTGTGTTGCCACTAAATCCTGCTGTTATGCCATTAGGCATTGCTGTAATGCCAAACATTGGTCCATCTGGATGATCTGCCGATGTGTCATCTGGGGGTGCAAGGTTGTCTGTTGACTCTATCTCTTCCCCGAGCGAGGCGTCTAAAACTGTATCATCTGTAGTTCCAGCAGATGTGCCAAGAACGTCTTTAACAAACCTGAATATACCATTTAGGTCTGTTCTGTAAATTCTTCTTTTAGAAATATTGTATGTGCCACTTGTTGCTGTTGGTAAAGATAGGGTTACTGTGGCACCGTTTGCGGCATCAACAATATCGTCAACAGAAACAATGCTTGGTGGTCCTTCTTCCCCGAATTCGGTGATCTCTGTATATACATAAGCCCTTGATGACTCTGTTGCACCCTCTGCTGCTGTGGCATTGTTGACACTGGGACCAGTGGTAAATGCTGGTGGCGTGGGCAAGCCAAGCCTATAAGAAGTTACAGGATAGGGTCCAGAGCCAGATATACCGTTGGATGCATCCACCATTCTTGGAAAACCAGAAGATCCACTAACTCCTGTAAAATAAAACCTATTAAAAGAATCTTCTTTTATTGGGCTTTTTATAACATCAACATCATCTGAAAAAGTAAACCAAGAACTATCTAGTGCTTTATATATTGTTTTTGTTGTTGAGTCTATGTGAGAAGCTGGATGAGAGGGACCAGCCTCAGAGTCATCATTAACGTCTTGAGGTATAGCCTCCAATCTTCCTCTATCTAAAAAAGCATTTTCTGCTTCTTGTGCAACATCTTCTGGCAAAAGCCTTGGGCTTAATTTTTCATTAAGACCTGTAAATGTTTGTAATTTAAAACCTGCCACACTTTATTCCTCTTCATTACTTTTTTTGTTGAGACGACCCAAAACCAAAAGATACCACAGCTAAAGTCTAAAATCTAAGGTTGTTATAATGGTTTACTTTGTTAAACCTTTTGACTTTTCATAACTTCTTAACCCACCAAGACCCAACATACCGCCTAAGACATACAGCAATGCACCCATGTCAAACTCTGGTAGGTCGTATTGCAAGTTGTTAAGAGACAAAACAAATAGAATGATAGGTTGTAAAACAAAATGATAACCAAGTGCAATAGCACATATCCATCCGCAACAAGGTCTCCAACCAGCCACAAAGATAGATCTATGTGATGCCTCTACTTTATTAACTTCAATTTGAGCGAGATCAATTTTATGAAATTGAGTTTTGATTTCGTGATCTAACTTAGCTTTTAGATCTTTATCAGCAACAAATTTATCCAGTATCTGTGTGACTGGCTCAATTAATTTATCAATCATTTTCTAGGTGTTCCGCCAACATACAAACCAAACCATGCAGCACCTGCACCAACGATAACAGAAACAAATGCTGATTGTGCATTGGTTGGATCAGGTAGGGTCATAAACCATTCTGTGGTTTTATAGAAAGCATAACCATATAAAGTAATAAGCAATCTAGGAAAGACTCGCCACTTATCAAAACCCTCGGCTAAGTTATACCAAGTTTTATTTTGATGTTGATGTATTTCTATTTTTGACTGATGATCCATGACTAAAATTAAATTGTATCAGCGGGGAATCTTTTTGACCATATTGTTAAACTATATTTAATTCCTTGTATTAATGGCAAACACTCATGACCATGAGTAACTTGTGCGGGAAATAAAATGCATTTACCCACTGGTATATCTTTATTGGTTATTCCTTGTCTTGGATATATTAAGTCAGCACCCACATAGTCATCATTAAGTTTTATGCTTCCTGTAACTAAACTTGCGTCATGGTGCAGATTTAAATTTGTCTGTGTCTCAAGTGAGTATCGCATTACAAATCCGTCTCTAAGACCATACATCTCTAATGGGTTCCAATATCTTTCTACTGTCGGAACAATGTAGTCTTGCCAAGCCTTTTCTAATTCTTCCCACAATCCCAATTCTTTCATGCGAATCTCCTGTGCAGGAAATTTATCATAAGACAATGAACCCCAACCACCATGTCTGTCTGCCAGTTCTATTAATTTTTCGCACTGCTCTTGAGTCATAAAGTCTACTACAAGCATATCTTCTGATAGGTAATCTACTTTGTTATGCGGTATAAAATATGCACTTGAGGGTGCGTGAAATGCGTTGTACAGGCTTAAAAACTTAGCAGTGGTGTCTTGACCCCCATTGCCATGATAAATGCACGAGCAACAGTTGGTTTCAGGATTGTTAAGCTGTTCTCCTAGCTTAATAGTGCCTTCAAAATGCGTTTGAAATATATAACACTCATAATCTATCGCTATGTCAAAATCTCCATAGAGAAAACATTTATGCACATAGAGCTGATCATCATCCCAATGTTCTATTTTTTCATGGTTGTATAACTTCTTTAATTCTCTAACCCTGCCAATATAAGTTCCACTGTTTATGTATTTAAACCTTGTAGGTGCGTTTGGAAATTCTGTTGCTAGTTGATCATGTGGATAACAATATAACTCACCACTAAAAACTATTTCTTTATTAAATTCTAAAAATCTTTCCGTGATTGTCTCAAGATCATCAGCGTAAAAAACATCATAGGCATCTGTAAATAAAACTATGTCATCATCATGCAAATGTTCTACATAATCTTTCATCAGGTTAATCTTCATGCCACCGCCTAATGCTGACATATCAGTTCCTTCCCATTCTATGTTTGTTCCAACATTGACTATATCTATGCCATATTTTCTAGCACTGGTGTTTACATAAGTGCATTTTTTTCTATCTGTGCCACAAGTTACTGCATGGACTTTGTATGGTCTAAAAGGTTTGCTGTTTTCTATATCAGATTGTGATAAATCTCTGTGTATTTGATTGCAAGCATCTTCTTTTAAGGCAACTATTTGCAGTGATGTTGTTTTTAAAACTTCGGGCAAAAACTCATCAACGGGTATAAAGTCATTGTAATTAACTGTATGAAGTAATTTTTTTGCACCAAGGGGGTGTAAACAATAAGCGGTCATGTTGTATGGATAGCTTGGTCGTTCTATGTAGTCATTTATTGGGGTAACTTGGTCAGGCACATTTTCGTTGCGTTGCAAATAGATAAAAGGATATTCTTTTATAAGCTCTGCATACTTTGATTCATCCCAGTGTTGATTAATGATTGCATCATCTTCCATGATTATGACGGGTTCATTTAATTCAACACACCTTTCCCAAGCTTTGATATGTGACAGAAAACAAGCTACCTCGTTTTGTTGTAAGGGTCTATTTTGAAAAGGGTCTAACCAGTTAGGTCTAGCCTGTATATGCCTAAAGATGTTGGCTTCACCATCAATGGCTTGTATGTATTCAAAATCAAGTAAGTTGTTTTTTTGAAATGCAACTTTTCTGTCTGCTCTTTTGAGCAAAGATATAACAAGTTTTTTCATTTCTTAGCACTTTCAATCCTTTCTCTGAGAGATGTTGTAGAAAAGCTATGATTTCTACTTGTAAAATAGGTTTTATGCAAACCATGACCTGTAAATTTTTTATTCTTATAATCTTCACCGACAAACCTTATATCTATTTGTGTAGCTTCTAATAAATCTAATAAACTGCTTTCTGTGTCGTATGGCAATATTTCATCAACATATTTAACGGCTTTTAATTGTATGTATCTTTCATACATAGATTGTATAGGCATATTTTTTTCTTTTCTGTCTAAAGATGGGTCTGTTTGCAATCCAACGATAAGATAATCACAATTCTCTTTAGCTTCCATAAGCATAACTATATGCCCTGAATGTAACAAATCAAAAGCTCCACAAGTAAAACCTTTTTTTATCATACAATAGCGTATATATCTCTTTGTTCTGTGTAAACAATGTAGCCTAAATCTTTAAGCATATTGCTAACATAGATATCATCAATATGTGTATGCTCTAATTTAATAAAGGTAGGTTTTATGTGCCATGTGTAAGCATCAAGAATATTCATTTCATGTCCTTCTGCATCAATCTTAAGGTAATCCACAGACTCTAAATCGTATTTATTAATTAAATCATCTAGGGTTGTGCAAGGTACATCTAACCTTTCATTAATAAGGCGTTGGTTTGAAAAGATATCAAAAATTCTTTCTCCTCTATGGTGATCTTGGACTATGCTAGAAATACCTCTTTGCCATTGATCTTCAGGTCTGTTGTTTTCTCTAGCTTCAGCAAAAGATACATGACCTGTGTAATCTGTAATGGCTACATTATCTAAAAAAAGATTTTCTCTATGCTTAATGTCTTTGCATATATCTTCTAAGTTTTTAAAGTATGTAGGAGCAGGCTCGCACATAACCCCAGTCCATTCACCACTTTCTATAAGTGGAATGTTTGTATCAAAATCACAAGTACCTATTTCTATAAATGTTTTCATCTCCATTTAGCACCCTCTATCCATGCTACAAGGCTTTTTCTTATGCCTTTGGTTACTGGTTTTACACAATGACTTATTACGGATGGGAAAGCAAGAACAGTACCCCTGTTCCTTAGTTCTTGTGCGTTTGGTTGTTCATATTGTTTGTCAAATACAAAATCACCACCTTCATAATCTTCTGAATCTGATAACTGTATAGTAATGCTTATTTTTCTGTCGTATTGACTAGAATTACCCCAAAAGGTATCAAAGTGCCAGTCATAGAAGTCTTGTTGTTCTCCATCATAGATGGTGTATTGTATTTGGTGCAAAGAGGTTATATTAAAACCGAAAGCGTTTCTATTTGCCTGTGTTGCATAATCAAAAAGTATGTCATGGATAAATTTAGAGTTAACATCAGTAGGCTCTATCCATCTTACAGTTGAGCTTCTTACTTTGTTATTTTTTGTAGCAACGTCTGAACCGACTGTTGCATCTTGTACTTTATAATATTCACACTCCGTGATTATTTTATCGCATAGATCATTGGGCAAGGCTTTATCCCACATTTGCCATATGGCGTTCATAGACCCTCCTAAGTTATGATTTTTACATCATAGCATATTTATATGCTCTTGTTACCCTTCTAAAGCTGTTATACGAGACTCTAATGACTCTATTAATGTTTGTTGTTCTTGTACAAGTTTTAATAATGGAACTGCTAACAATTCATATCTAATACCTGCTAAATCTGTTTGTGTAACAGTTTCATTGCCATCATCGTCTGTAGTTCTGTTTACATCATAAAAACACAAAATATTATTTTCAGACTCAACATCTTCAGCTATTAAGCCCACCTCTAAGATATTGGTGTGTTCAGTTTCTGAATATGAACCATCTTCGTTTTTTAATCTTTTGTTAAATGTTTTTGGCTTTAAATTTAACAACCATGAAACATCAGATAAATCTTGTATGTTTGTTTTTGATGCTCTAACTGAAGCAGCATAGCCAAGCTCACCCTGATCTTCTGCATATACTGCTCTATGAGTTGCATATGTATCATTTGAAAATGCAGCCTGTATTCTTACCAAGCCACCATATCTTAATGATATATTTGCAGCACTATTAAAAGCCAATGTATCACTAATCTTCATAATTAGATTTGCATAACTACTAGTACCATTAGAACTAACTACAATTCCCATTTGTGCATTGTTAGTACCAGATCTGCCGATCTTCATTCCTGTGTCAGCACTGTTACCAGTTCTAATTTCAAAACCAAAGTTATCTGAGGCTGTTGATGGGCGAAACAAAGCTGTGCCAATTGAAGTTAAAACTGAACCATCATAAGTAAGACCTGACTCTGCGTTTGCAGTTGCACCACCTGTCGCTGTAATTACTCGGTTGTTTACATTGTTGCTTACTGTAACTGAGCCTGTAGGTCCAGTTGGTCCTGTTGGACCAGTCGGACCAGTAGCACCAGTCTGTCCTTTCTGCCCTTTCGCTCCTGTGGGTCCAGTGCTACCAGTTGGACCAGTGGGTCCATTCGGTCCTGTTGGTCCAGTTGCACCTGTTTGACCTTTTTGACCTTTGGCACCAGTAGGACCAGTAGGACCAGTAGGACCAGTAGGACCTGTTGAGCCTGTGGGACCTGTTGGTCCGGTAGCCCCTATTTCTCCCTTTTGTCCTTTAGATCCAGTTGGACCAGTAGGACCAGTGGGTCCTGTACTTCCTGTCGCACCAACCTCTCCTTTTTGTCCTTTTGCACCTGTAGCTCCTGTAGCTCCTGTCGCACCAACCTCTCCTTTTTGACCCTTTTGACCGGTGGGACCTGTAGGACCAGTTGCTCCTGTAGAACCTGTAGGACCTTGTAAAGCTACATCTGCAATAGTGCCTTTCTCCCAAGAGCTTGCACTAACATCGTAATATGGAATTAGGTCTGAACTTGCAGCATCTGTACCCGTGGTAAAACCAGTAAGGGCTGAGCCTACATTTGCTGAATCTGTTACATCAGCACTGGCTTCTATTCCATCAAGTTTTGTTCCGTCTGTTGCAACGTCTCTTCCGTCTACTGTTCCTGAGACTGCTATGTTGCCTGTAACATTGATAGCATGTGAGAAATCAAACTCATCGTTAGTTGCATCCCAAAGAATTGTAGCATCGGTAGAAGCATCTACAGCATCTTGAATAGTCAGACCTGCACCATTAGCAGAACCTGAAGTATCTCCTGCCCCAGCATTTACAGTTATGTTCTTATCTTCGACATCTAGGGTAGCTGTGTTTAAAGTTACTGTAGTACCTTGTACAGTTAAATCACCACCAACTACAACATTTCCTGTAGTTGTTAATGTGGCTGAATCAATATGACCTGTTACGTCTATGCCTGTGGCTGTGGTGGCTGCTTTGGCTGAGTTATCATAATAGAGAGTGACCGCACCATTTGCTATAAACTCTGCCATTGTTTCAACGCCATTAGCAGTTTTAATTCTAGTATGGCTTCCTTGTATTAAAAGACTTCCAGTGCTAGAAACTTCGTTTATGATGGAGTTATTACCATCACTATAAATCTGTAAATCTGAACCTGCTCCAAAGATGGCTTTGTCGTTATCAGCAAATAATATGTCGTTGCCATTAGAGGCTAAATCACCACCAAGTTGAGGTGTTGTATCTTCTACAATATTTTGTAATGCTGAATCTGCTGTAGTACCTTGAGCAGCAGTAGCATAGTCTGAAGAATCAAAAGCTTTTACTTGTGCTAGATTCGTAATTTCTGAATCCATCAAAGCACCTGCTGCTGTTACATTTGTTGTATCAGTTACATCTGCATTTGTTTCTATTGTGTCTAACTTTGTTCCGTCTGTTGCTACATCACGACCATCAACCGTGCCTGATATAGTTAAGTTCCCTGATATATCTGCATTACCGTCTACATCTAAACTATCAGACTGTAGTTCTCCAGTAATATCCACACCATCAGATTTGGTGGTTAGCTTGAGGTTGTTGTCATATCGTAAAGCCACTGGACCATTTTCAGTAGCAGAAATCATTAGTTCGCCGGTTGCACCATTTATTTGTACTGTGCTACCTGTTATAGCATTACCATTGACATCTAGATTGCCACCTAGCTGCGGACTTGTATCTTCTACAACATTGTTAATAGAAACAGCTTGTGCTCTAGCATCTGTGTAATAAAGGTTTGTGTTTTCGGGTACTACGCTTGTATCAAGTGTTGTTGAAACTGCTTGGTTAGACCCATTACCTAAGAATATTTTTCCGTCATTAAGGTTTGGTACAGCATTAGATCTTCCTGCACCTGTAATAAATATTGATCCAGCACTTGCGTCTGATCTTGTAACTTTTGCTATTTTTTGTATGCTGGATGATTCTCCTGTGGGAGCGGTGTCTGATAGGGTTCCTGCGGTTGTGGATACAAAAAGCTCGTCTCCTACAGAGTAAGAAGATGTATCAATGTTGCTTAATATCCCAGTAGTATATACATCTACTGGGGTGTTTATAGATGCGGCGTCTGAAGCAATGCCGAATGCTGGCATTTTAGCAACATCGTCTGCGTCAGCCTTAGATACAATGGTTGTGTTTCCTGATATACCAGAAATATAAACCACATCGCCCTTGCTTAGTGCTTCACCTGCTTGGGCTTTAAATAATACCGACCCTCTGAAGTCACCGATAAATTCATCGGCTGTAATTTCTCCGCCGTCTAGTTGGGGGAATAACTCCATGATCCCGGCTGTTAGTCGGGCTTCTATTGTGTTGCTAGTTGCAAAAGCTCTGGCTGTAGTCCCCTCTTGTGCTCTTTCAACAGTAAGGGTATTACCACTAATAGCGGTAACTTTAACAATCTCGTTGTTGGTATCGTCATCAATGGTGCAAAGAAAATATTCTCCCGCACTTAAACTTGGAAATACGCTTCCAGCTTGAACAGAGATTGAGGTCGCACTTGAACTAATATCAGCTGTAAGTACGGTATTTGCATTGTTCTTGAAAACAACTGCCACGGCTTTCTCCTATTTTATTAAGAAACCGTTACAGTCCAAGTAATTGTCATTGAGTCCGCTGATCCCTTATTTACAACTGAAAAAACTGTTCTGCAAAGAAGAGTTCCACTAGAGGAAGCATTTAAAATGCCTGCCTCAGTAATAGCTCCAGTACCAGTGCCAGCACCAAAAGTTGCAACATATGCAACCTCGTTGTTGGTAACGGTGGTAGAGGTTAGTGCTACTCGACCAGCCTCATTTCCTAATGCAGAATCTCCAGCAGCCGCAGCAGTAGACCCTGTTCCAATAGCCATGTGTGACATAGCAGTAGAAGTAGCATCTTTCATTCTTGATGCAACAAACTCTTTGCCGTCAGTAACAACTAGGTTGGGAATCTCCTGAACGGTGTTTCCGTTGATAGCGATCTTTAACTTACCAGTAAGTTTTAATCCATCTTTTAACATTTATAGTCTCCTAATTTAATACACCAGTGTTAAGAGCCCTTGTGTTCAAAACCAATCCTCTAACATTTACTATCAACAGTACGTCAATAGACTCAGTTACAGAGGCTTGGTCTGTAAGGCTCTTTGAAAAAGATATCACTTCTTGCTCTGATAGTGAAGCGGTATCAAGATTTTGTTTATTAAACGCTTTTGTGTGAAATTCTGCTAAGGATAGCTGGTCTGTAAATATATTATTTATTAAATACACAAGCGTCTCAGACATGGTTAAGGCGTCAGTTTTATTAAGAGCATTTAAAAGGGATGCAGCCTCTGAGAGTGTTAATGAGTCTGTTTCTGGCTTAGACAATAACAGCTCTGCGTTCTCTGTTATTGCAAGCGAGTCTGTTAAAACTTTTGAAAGAGAGTAGATGTGTTCTTCAGAGAGGGTAGTAATATTTGTTTTATCTAAACCAACATCGGTTTGTAAAGGATCATCTACACTAGCAAGGTCGTCTAAGGTAAACGAGTCTGTAAACTCTCTAATAAATGTAACTATTCTAGATAAAGACTCTGATAGTGCAACAGAATCCTCTTTGTTAAGAGATGGGTCTAACCTTGCACTTTCTGATATAGAAACACCATCATCCTTAGCTAAAGACATAGATTTTACATCTGACTCACTGATTGATGCTGTGTCCTCTTTTTCTAAGCCTATATTTAATACAGATTGCTCTGTAATATTAAATGTATCTGTTAGGGGCTTGTTAAAAAAGAACTCTGGCGAATCCAGAAAACCAATAGAATCAAGTAAAACACTTTCTGTGCTTTTTTCCAGAGACTCTGATATGGTTAGCGTTTCAGACGATGATTTTCCAAAATTAAAAGCCAAGTCCTCAGAAATATTTAAAACCAGTACGTTCGGATTATCGCCAGTAAAGTAAAGGTTCTTGGTGTCTGGGTCTAGCCTTATGTCAGCTGCAACAAGCTCAACAAAAGATAATAAAGTTGTTGAAGATTCTGGGGAAGATCTTAAAGATGCAAGCTCTTGTCTATCTAGCGTTAAGTGCAGATTGGAGAATGATACTGATATTTTCAGTGCCATCAGTCAAAATCATCTCTTACGGTAAATTTAATTAGATCGTTAACTGTTTGAATATTTCCATCCACTTTTGTAAATTCAACCTCACCCTCATAAAGTCCAGCTGCTGAAAAAGTATCGCTTGGGAATATCATGGTACAGATGCCATTTGTTGGGTCTGTTATTGTACAAAGAATTGTTTTGAGCACTGTCGTTGTTCCTATCTCTCTAACCCTAAGCCTTACGGTGCCGCTGGTTATATCTATCGGTGCGAAGGTTGTTGCGTCCTCTGGGTCTAGGGTTTGACCAGACGCAGCTGTGTTTGAGTCCTTTAATGTGATGGTAAGTTCTGGAAGTGTGTCTCCCACAACTAATTTTAAATTTGCTGAATATGCCATTAGTATCCAAACTCCTGATATTTAACAGTTAAGTTAGCTCCAACATTTCCATATTTTGTTTTTCTAACTGCTAAAGCCTCTCCCTTATCATACATCCTTTTGTTTAAATCGGCAGCCTGAATATCTGACCAAGGTGAGTCTTTCATCATCTGTAGTCTATAAAGTGCACCATGAACAATCACTTCTTGATATTCGTTAGCAATAATGTTGGGAATGGTTGTGGCTGTTTGTTTTGGCTTCAAGCTGTATAAGGCATAAAGAGTTTCTGTTGCCTCGGGTGTTGGTGCTACCAAAATTGTTTCTTGATCTTTTTGTGTGTAGTAATCAACCCTACCTTTTCCATAAACACTAAAAATAGACTGAGATCCTATTTGTGCTTTTGCCTCTATAGGAACAAGTTTCTTTTGTGATATCTGAGTAATACTAGCATCAGATCTAGATCTAAAAATATCAATGATGTGATTGAGCTCCGCTCCCGGTGGTATATCTAAATCACTTGAGTCATACTCGTTAACATTTGCAACCACCACAAAAGGAGTGATGTCTTGCATATAAATATCTGTGTTGATACAAAAATCAATTAAGGTGTTCCTTAACTCATCGAGTATTATAAACTTGGGACAGTTAGGAGCCTCCCTTCTAACTTTAGGAACCAGCGTTTCTATTTTCTTTGATACTGCCATTTACTAAGTGTCCTGTGCTGGCGTTGCTGGTCTTGGTTGAGATCCTGCATCTGCCTGTGTTTTAATCCCTAGCCCGTTCTGGAAAGATGCATAGTATGAGGCTGATCTTTGAAGATCTCCTGCATACTCAGAATCTTTCTGATATGACCTGTAAAGCATATAATCTAAGATAGCATTAGCGTAAGTATCATCCAACCCTATGGTTGTACTATCTGTTGTAAAATCACTAATGGTTATGTTTGATGGTGAGGAACTATAAATAATTTCTATAGTATGACCACTGTCAGAAGGGTATGGATATACATAAAATGACTTAGGATCTACTGGGTTATAAATATAATGTTCCACAGCTAGACCCGTTGATGAGTACCAGTCATCCACCTGATCGTCTAGTATTTTTCTTTCAATGATAGTAACGGGCGTTTTGTTAGGGCTAAGATTTTTATATATGTCTAAAAGCCTTAAGCCACTTACGGGTAATGTTTGTTTGGCTGATTCAGCCAATGTGAAAGATTCGTTTGTCGTGCTGGCATCGGGTCTAAAGAGAACGACCTCTCTTTGTCCGTCGTTTAAATAATCTAAAAGAGTTTGCTGGGACCAGCGTACGTTTGATGTGTCCTGTAAAATCTCTTCTGCCTTATCAATGACATCAATGACCCGAACCGTTGCCACGTTAGAGACCTAGTAATTTTCTCTCTTCTTCTGAAAGAGATCTTTCGTCATAGATAAATTGCCAGTACTCTGCCCTGTGTGCAGGATTCCATGGTACAACTTTTCCATGCTCGCCTTTAGAAGCGATAGGGTCATTGCTACCCTTCTTCGGTTCTGACTTTGGCTGTGGCTTTTTCTTTTGAAGATTTTCTACCTGAGCCTCTAGATCGGCAAGTTTTGTTTTTTTGTCAAGGTCTACACCAAATTCTGCTTTGGCGTGTTCAACTAGTTCGTCTTTGTTCATAGTAAATTCCTATAGTAAATATGAATAAGGTATCACAAAAAAGTGGGGAGCCGAAGCTCCCCGGGGTGGTTAATTAAGCAACCTGTAGCTTGAATTCACCTATAGCTGTAGGTAGGACAACTTTGTATCCGTATACAGCCAAACCTCTAACGCCATCACCGAATGAAGACTCAAGTCTTACAGTTTCAGTGTTAGTCATTTGAGATGCATAAGCAATAGCTTTTGGATGTCCGTAAAGACCAGATGTTACACCTGATGTTGTAGACAGATTGTTAGATACGTACATGTCGAATCTATCAATTTTTCCAATGAAGCCATTTCTTAAAGGTGAAACGCTATCACCAGTTAAGTAAGCTTGTCTTAGTTCTGACTGCTTAATTAGAGTGGCAACCGCTGGGTTGACAATCATAAATCTTCCGTCTTCAGGAATATTGTTGTCGTCCAGCTGCTCTCCAGCAGAAAGAATGTGACCAAGCACTGTGCTTGATGTGATGTCAGCAGGTGTAGAGTTGATGTCTGTTAAAGACGAACCAGCCGCTACGTTTGCGAACACATCTTGCTCAATAGCGATTTTCATGTTCTGAGCTGCATCTTGTGCTGCCTCGTTCATGAAATCAATATCAGCTTGCATTCTTAAGATATCGTCAACTTTAAAAGCATAGCTTTTAGCTTTGTTGATGTCTAACTCAATAGTGCTAGATGTTACATCAGAGTAAGACAAAGAACCTGTGTAGTCAGCAACTGTTACTGCTGGTACTGTTCTTATGTTTACTTTGTTACCTAACCCAGAAATTTCTCCTTCATACTCGTTAGTTGTTACCTCAGATAAAACTGTCTGTGCGTAAAACTTAGCTTGTAATTTTTTAGAAAAGACTTCTGGAATGAAATGCTGTTCTCCAGCTGCGAAAGAAAAACTTCCACTACTTGATGAATATGCCATTATTTACTCCTAATTTTTTAATGTCAATTTCAAAAATTTGTAGTAAAAATTTATGGTCTTACTCTGCCTTCTCGGTGAGCTAAATCAATCTCAGCTTCGTATTTACGGAACTGTTTATCGTTCAACTTACCAATCTCAGCAGCAGTCCAAATCTTTTTACTACTCCCAATATTTTGTTTCCTAGCTTTTGGTAGATTCGGCTCAGCGTTTTGCTTTGCTTTTTCAACCAAGTCTGCTTTAGAAACCTCCGGAGTAGTAGTGATACCAAGTGCGTTTTTATAACGTGAGAGCAGTTCGATGGTGTCGTCAGCCCCGCCACTTTCTGCTACCTGCTGCCATACCGGGCTTTGTCTTTCTAGCCACAGATTAAAATCCTCTGAGTTGGCTATCTGGACATAGTCTGGGTGGGCTTTAGCTAACTTAGCTTTGTGCTCACGGACCAAGT